AGAAAATTGTAGGTGTCACCTCTTACCTCCCGCTGGACTGGAAGATCATTGTAGGTGAGGAGGCAGCCGAGGAGGAAGGCGTGCTCTTGTCCTATTTTCCCTCAGAGAACCCCTGGTATGCAAGAGGACAAGAAGACCCGTATCTTGGCACGGATACAGCTGAAAAGAGAACTAAACATGGGTACAAGATAGTCACCTCAAGCGCAGCCGAAAAAGCATATGAACGTCTCGCCCTGATTGCAACTCAACCTGGAATCACACCCTCGTTTGTGTCATTAGTGCATGAGATAGCCAAGACACGATCTGCCATCTCGCTAAGGAGCCTTCTCCCATACCTATCGCAAGCTGTTGGGGGCTCTATAGCACACAGATACCAATCTTCCTTGGGAAACAGGGGAGCTTCTGTTCTCGGATGCGGTACTTTCGCCAGTCATATCTCGATCAATTCCAACTATGCAGGAGTCCTTAGTGCCAGTCTGCTTGATTACCCGATTATGTTCCAAGAGTTTTTTTGTGCAGCAATTGGGTTACTCAACATGGTGGTTGCAGCCAATCCAGCTCGCCCATGGTACATAAGAATAGTTACCCCAGGTTTCTTGGAAGCCTTGCCGGAAAAGGAAGTATCAGCTGTATACGCTCCGAGAACTGCTCCCATATTCCCCCGGAACCCAATAGCATACTGCCATGATCTCTCTCTCCTCCGCATCACGCGCCCTCTGGAGACCATCTTATCCTCCCCTTTTGCAGCTGCTGACGTAGCGTCCGTATCGCCTGCGCGCATTGCATACCAAGCTGCCTATCGACAGCTAATGAACAGACACACAGCTCATCTGATCGCTGACCTCGGATACGGTGCGATACGGCTCCCTCTTGACCTGCTCGAGTTCCGGGGATTAGGACTGGCAAATGTCTTGCACGGAGTATCTGTCGCAATTTCTCGCTTCGTTATCGATGCTATGTTCAGCCGGTCGCATTTGGATCTGCGGTGGAATCCGCTACCCGTGGTGACAGGCTTAGCATCTAGTTTTGGAGCTCACCTAGTGCGAGCCGCACGCCATCCGATCTTTGCAGATGATCCCTTCGCACAAGAGTATCTCGGAAGCACCTCCATGGCATACAATCGGGCAAGAGAAATAGATACGGCAGTCGGGGCAATCACCTCTGCCGTACTCATGCACCTGGACCAACTCACCTCGCTTCACACGGATCTTCTGGAGCTTGTGTTCGATGATGACCAGGAAGAAATTCCTCTGCTCCGAGCTGAGAGTATAGTCAAGCGAATCGCATTACGTGCAGTGATTAGG